GAATGCGTCTATATAGACGCCTCCGCCAAGTGCATCGCTGATGTCTCTGATTTACGTGACCTTGAAACGATAAGATCACGGGTCGTAGAGGAAGGGATATCTTTTTTAACGATAACCCTGCCCAATTTCTGTCGTGACTTCGAAAGAAGCCTTCAGAATGGGTATATTGACTCAAAGGATTTCTTAGGTTTTAAGAAATCCCGATCAATCCCTGCTTTTTTGCAAGGTATGATCAGTCACCTCTTTGACCGAGAGACAGGAAGGATTTATGACGAAAACAACCCCTATAATGGAGCTGCGGAAAGTGATATTTCAACTATTGTTGAGGCAATTAGACAGATTTGTCTATTGTTCAAAAAGGTTGAGATTGATTGTACGTCCGAAAGGACCCAATCTGCACTTGACGCGTTCGTCGAACTTGAGCTTTCTTTTCAACAATTTAAACCAGAACCCGAGATTGCAGAGGCTTTCACTTCTGTATCTCGTGTGCTGTGGACTCCAATCATTGGCTCTATTGAGCTTAGTGAATTGGATCCTCAACACGGACCTGGTTCGACTGCCGAAGGTATCTCTGGAAATCAGAAATACCTCTGGCGACGTTGGCATGATCGTCTCGAGCCTTATTTCCCTTTGCTCGGGTCTGCTTACCCTTTGGGTACAGACCTTGATTCAAAGGAGCTCGAATTCGTATCGATCATCTCCACGGAGGAGGAGCAACCGGTTAAGGTTACCCCTGTTCCGAAAACGTTGAAAAGTCCCCGCATTATCGCTATCGAACCTGTTTGCATGCAATATGCACAACAGGGAATTCGGAATCTTCTTTATGAGAAAATTGAGAACCACTGGTTGACATCTGGCCACGTTAATTTTCGTGACCAGGGTGTTAACCAGTCTCTTGCGATTGATGCTTCTTCTACGGGTCGATTAGCAACGATCGATCTCTCTGATGCTAGTGACCGAGTTCCTCGGGAACTGGCTTTAGAGATGTTCTCTATGCATCCTGATCTTCAGGCTGCTATTGACGCATGTAGAAGTAATAGTGCGAAACTGCCTGATGGGAGATTAATTTCTCCGTTAGGTAAGTTCGCGTCTATGGGTAGTGCTCTCTGTTTCCCTGTGGAGGCTATGTACTTCTATACTATTTGTATAGTAGCACTCCTCCGGGCACAGAACCTTCCTGTAACACTTCGAAACATTTTTAATGTGTCTCGAGGTGTTCACGTTTATGGTGACGATATTATCGTCCCCACAACGTATGCGACTATTGTCCTTGATTACCTACATAAGTACAATTGTAAGGTAAACCCCAATAAGACTTTCTTGAGCGGAAGCTTCAGAGAGTCATGTGGGGTTGACGCTTTTAAGGGTGTTCCGGTAACACCGGTTTACATCCGTAGAATGCGCCCTAAGGACAAGCGGCAAGCCAAGGAGATTATCTCCTGGGTGGCCACTTCTAACCTCTTCTATAAGAA